GATGTATATCATAACATGACTTCTTATGATGAACCAACCTTTGAGAAAGCTGGGGAGCATTATATGCGTGATACTGAACCCGTCTCATCAAGTCAACAATTAGAAACCGACAAGCAGAAAACACTTGAGAGTGCATTTGTTGAGTCACCTGAGCTAGACACCATGAAGATGGTTAATTGTGTTGTTCCTTTGTATTGTGCTGAGTCTCAACAGTTCATGAATGGCACTATTCTTGGTAAAGGTGTTATTACTTGTTCTCATTTGTTGACTGCTGATCAAATTAAAGCTTTTGAATCTGGGAGTGAAGTTAAGGTAGAAATGCTTGCGCATGGTAGCCGTGAAATGACACATCTTAAAGTTATGAAAGTAGATCAAACTCAGGATCTTCTATTGTTAGAGAAGCCGGCTTCTTGCCCTGCTCACTTTAAGTTGGCTGATGCAAAGAAAGAGCAAATGCTTATTGGTATGAATCCTCATTGGAACATGCACGGTATGAAATTGTCCCACCATGTTTCTGCAGGCTTGAAATATAGAAATTGCCATAAAGCTACTACCCATTCTGGTTGTTGCGGTTCACCCGTAATAACTAATGACGGAATTGCTGGAATACACTATTTAGGTGGTGTTGATTGTAATGAGATGATTCCAGCTTCCGCTGTTGCCCTTTTTCATTAAGCTTCCTTCTTGAGAGGGATGCTACTCAGTCTGAGATTTATCAGAAATTTCTACTTAAGTTTCGAGCTACTCAAACTATTCCTGTATATGCTAAGAAGCATTTTAAAGGCTTGGAGGTACCGCTTGTAGGTTACTATCCTGTAACAGTTAGTGATAAGACTCGTTTAAGTAGGGATTTGCTTTACGATGAGTTCTGTTCTTCTGTAAAAATTTTTGACATTGACAGTCATTTGTATAATGAATTCTGTCATTGTCGTCGTTTTTATGAAAATGGGGAATTAGAACCATTGCATGAAGAGGGTTTGGCTAGTGATGCCTTATTGTACCCTGGAGTGCGAGATTGTGAAGCTGCTTGGAAGAAAATCTTTAAATATATCTATCCTTGGAAACATCCTAATCGGGATGAAGAAGCTTGGAAAGCTTCTAAGGCTTGGATGTATTATGAATTCTATGATTCTTTGAGTGGCGTTGGTTTGACTACTAATGAAGAAGTCATAAAGGTTAGTGATTTGACTAAATCACCTGGGCCAATGTATACTGCAGAATTCATGGATAAACTGAGTGTGTATACCTCTCTTGAAGGACAGGTGGAGTTGGAACTTTACTGGCGCGAAAGTGCCCGTCCTTGCGGTTCCTTCTCCTTGTTTTCCGCGCGAATGAAAGATGAACTTCGATCTCTTGAAAAAGTTGAGGAGAAGAATACTCGTGTTATTACCGTCGCACCTGTCACACATTATTCTATGCAACAAAGGCTGTTTAAGAAACAAAATGATAAGTTGATTACTACTCGTTTTAAGACAACCTGTGCTATAGGAATGTCTCGATATCATGGCGAGTGGCATAGAATGATTGAACCCTTTACAGATTTGGACATAGCTTCTATTGATGTTAAGGGTTTAGATACTAGTATAGATCCAGAAGAAATGATGGATATTGCTGATATGCGTGCGAAAGCTTTGTTGAGTGCTGTTGCTGATGATGAGGTTTGTCAGACTGCTTATAGGATTTACAACTCCTATTATGAGCAGCTTAATTCTCTAATTCAGTTGCCTGACGGATCTGTTGTTTTGAAAAAGACAGCTATGCCGTCCGGAGTCCTCAATACTGCTAGTGATGACACTATGACAATGACAAGGCGCAATTTTTACGCTATTATACGTTGTCTTAAACTTGGTCCTAGTTACACTGATTATTTGCGTGGCCGTGAGTTTATGACTTTACGCGTATGTGGTGATGATTCCTTAATTGGAATCAAGAAAAATACTATCCCCTTTAATGAGTTTAAAGAAGCAATGTCTGAGGCAAGTGAGATTGAAGTTGAAGAAGATCACTGGGTGCAGCTTGAGCAAGCTACATTTCTTGCCCAAAAATCTAAGATTTACCGTGGTTTATATGTTCCTATTCCTAATAGGGTTAAAACGTGGTGTTCTCTTATGGGCAATCAGAAAGGTGGTCTAGAAAATACTTATCAGAGAGCTTGTGGAATAAGACTACATTGTTATTTTGATACTGAGATGTATAATCATATTGATCAGTATCTGACTCATCTTGATGAGGGAATGGGCAAACTTCTTGATAGAAGTGTGACCTCACAAAAATTGTCGTATCTTGAAATCGAGAGACTTTACCTGATGTAGCGTTGACGTCGTAAAACATATTCGCCATAAGCGAAAGCTTATGTTTCATGGAGAAATGTCCAATCGATCTTCTCAACCCAGAAGTCGAAAGCAACGTGCTGCTCAAAACGAAGCACGAAAAGCTAAATCAGAAGCTAACAAAGCTAAGCGAGAGGCTCGTAAGGCTAAACGTCTTGCTAGACGCACTCAACCTGACGCTCGCAATGCTCGTACCGCGGAAGAACAAGTTCCTCCGCCCCTTCCTCCTCGGCCTAGCGGTCGTCAACCTGCTCTGCCAATGCGTGACTATAACATTCCTTATCGTGCATTTAATCAGTCGCAACGACAGATTCCAGTAGTGGGCAGGAAGAAGCCTGGTAATTTCTACTTGCATGAATTGCTTGACCCAGCAACTGTTCCTGCTCGTGGATATCCTACAAAAGAATCAGGTCAATCTGCTGTTAGTAAACAGCACTTGAATTTTCTCTTACCTTATGGTATAACCGATCACACCCCTGGTACTGGAGCTGGTTCTTATACCTGGAAAGCTGGAAGGGCTGCTTTGTATTCTTTAGCTTCTCTTTCATATCCGGTTCGTTGGTTAGCTTCAATGAGTCCGGGTGTTCCTGATTTTACTGGTCAACTTAAAAAGAACGGTCACCGTGGTTTCGTGTCTGAAGCCTTGCCAATTGGTTTCAACATGCTTGATGTTCCTGAAATTCCTACGGATGAGAATATTACGTTGGTGGCAACAG